AAACAATGACACCACCTCAAAACGCTCTCCCAAGTCACCAACGTATAAATTATCATCCTCATTCAATGTTCCGTCTGTCAGATTTTCTTGTATATACTCCATGAGATTTTTTATTTTCATACTTTTCCTCCTAAATGTTAATTCTCCTCGTTGTTTATCTTCATACACAACACAATCCCCATTGGTTCACCATTCATCCCGATCGGTATAACAGCCGTCTTTGTTTCTTCTGTTGCATAGCTAAAAGCATTTTCATACTCTTTCATCCAGTCATTTCTAACCCAAATCTTTTCCCCATCTTCTGTATCAAACCTGTTTACTATTCGGTTTCCGCTGGCAATAAGCAGGTGATTGGTTCGCTTTATTTTTGTAAGTTTCATTGTTTTAGGATTAAATTCTTCCTTTTTTTTCGGATGCTTTATTTTATCCAGATTTATCAATACCTCGTCCTTTTTTATGTATGGACCTTTCCACCCGTCAACCAGTAGTACGGTATCTCCAAAATCCAAAACATACAATCTCTCTTGATTTTTAATAGCTTCTATTTGCATTTTCATATATGCTTGCATTACCATTTTCATTTCCTCCTAAATTCTAATTATCAGTATCTTTAATCAAAACTGCATACCATCCAAATGTACAGCTTGTGGATGACACCCGATACCCTTCCGCCAAGTAAGCATCCATACACTCCTGGAAGTGTTCCCTGTCATCTGTTTGAACTGTCAGAATTTCTTGTTTCATGTCTAATCTAATTTCCTTTCTTAAATTTTAAAAAAACAAGCTCGTATTTTACGTTTAGCACTACTCAAATACCTAGAATATATTGATTGGCTAACCCCTAACTTTTTTGCTCTCTGTGCTTGACTAACCCCTGGCAAATCTATGCTAAGCGCAACAGCAGAAAACTCTCTATCATTTAGATAATCAATGCTACTTTGAATGACCATAATAGCCTCTACTTCACCAAACCCATCCTCTTTATCCGCAATCGTGTCCTCTAAAGTAATATTTTCCGTATCTTGTATGGGTTCTTCCAGGGAAAGAACATACAGATGCTTTTTCTGTTTGCGTAAAAATTGTAGGATCTCATTGCTGATCACTTTTCCTGCATAAGTTGTAAAACTGTAACCGGCTCCATAATCGAATTTTTGTGCAGCTTTTACTAATCCATAATTCGCAATACCAATTAGATCATCATACTCAATAGGGACACCACAAAACTTATTCGCCATAGAATAAGCAAACATTAAATTATCTTCAATTAATTTACTTCTTTCTTCCGTCATTTTCTTCCAGGAGAACCCGGGTATTATGCGCGCACCTCTTTTCTCCTTTCGCCTAAATTTACAATCTACATAGGTATAAACCAATCTAATCCACTTACTTTTATGTAATGCCGAAATGTATTTATGTCTGTGTACACGCCAAAATATATTCGCATATATTGCCAAACTTCTTTTATGGGCATCCCCTGAAAAAGTAAGTCCTGAATCTTTGCGTAATATGGAGTATACACACTTTGCTTTTTACACACTCTTATCTACACTCTCTTTCTTAAATGAACTATTCAGAATATCAATCCCGATATCATCCAGCAGTGCTTCGTTAAGTAATAAAAAATAATCTGCATCTGTCTCCACGAATTTAAGTTGCCTTATTATAAACTCCATATAGGCTAAGATCTGATCTTTGTTATAATCACACTCCCTATATAGATAATCCACACTTATTAAAAGGAAGCTATCAAAAGCCCTTTTGATGTCTTCATCCGCTTGCTTCTTTTGTGCTTCTTTAAAACGAGGGTCCTTCAAGGCTTGTTCAACTAAATTGTGATCTTATGTTTCTTGATTTCTTTATCTGCCCAGCTAATTCTGACCACCTTCTTTTCGCATTGATATAAGCATCTTTCTTACAACAATTGACCATCCGCAAATAAAAAAATCATTTGCCTCTTTAGCAACTATAGCAACATCCTTGTCTGTGAAATTACATATCTCAGACACTATCTCATCCATTTCCTGATTATATTTCGCCATGTTTCCTGATTTTACGAAATTCGTGTACGCTTTCCAGTTTTTATTCTGTATATCCTTTATTAAGTTGTGTAGCTTCTGAATATCCACTTTTCCTTCCATTGCTTATCTCCTATTCGAATACTAATTCCATATCTTCTGCCACGGGAACAAATCCATCATCGTGTTTATTCCATCCGTACAACTTATTTTCAGCCACATAGTTCTTAAGCCGCTTTGACTCCTTCTCGTAAAACAGAGGGATAAAATAATCCTGAATCCCACCATCACGGTCTTTGGCAATTTCAATTACATTGGTTGCTCTGTACAGTTCATTATCGTCTTTCCATCCAAACATCTGCTTTGTCAGCCTTCTGAAGTCCTCGTTGACTCTATGAACAATAAAAGCATTATCAACAGCATTCCCTAAATCCCCAGTTCCGCTTATATCATCCAGCCTTAAAAACCCCATTGCCTTCCTTGGATGTGCTACAAAGGCAATATGTATATCTTTTCTCTTTGCTAATTGCTCCAGTCCAAGTACGAATAATGTTTGAGCGTCATATTTGTTATCTGATAAAGTGGAAATATTAAAAGCCATAAGATTATCAAGTATTAGCAAATCCAGTTTCTTTTCTTCCACCTGTTTCTCGAACTGCTCAATAACAGCCAGATAATCATTGCCATATTCATTGTTGTAAAGGAAGAAATGCTCTCCAAGCCAATCAGCAATATACTTCTGGTATTTCTTCTGCACATTATAGTATCCTTCGAACTGAGTTGGCTCCGTATATCCTTTTCCTGCCGCCTGCAGATTCATCCAGCGCATAAAGTTCTTCGGTGATAGTTCTCCCGAGAATACGCCCGCATTATTTCCTGTTTCAACACAATCCAAACATATTTCAGAAATAACAGAACTTTTCCCTGATGCGCGCAATCCTGAGATTACAGATACATAACCTTTTTTCAATCCACGCATCTTCTTGTCAATATCCATGATACCAGTTTTTATAAATGCTTCATCCGTCACCGGCAGATCAAGAATGTCCTTTGCCGTGTAAAATATCGGTCTGCCTTCCACAATCTCAATTTTCTTTATATCCTGAAACCGGTTTGGTTTCTGGTATATTCTATGCTCATATTCCAGCTGCCGCTTCTCGTATGCATCAGGCTCATAGAGCAGCCTCACGTCACGCCATGTCTTGTCTGAGCATGAATTGTGGAAGCAGTGAAAGCCGATCGCACCGGAACGTGATTGGAAGATGCAGGCATCTTTCCCCTTGTGGTTACTGTCGAATGGACAGCAATCCAAGATATACTTCGTTCCGTCTGAATAGCTGCTCTTCCGATATCGAAGTCCGTATTTACTCAACCACTCTTCGAGATCAAACTCTCGCGGCTGGTAGTTGTTATACCGCTGCGGCTTCTCTTCCTTTGGGTACAGATTGCACAATTTCTGCAAATATTTGATGTCATTTACCTCAATGTTCTCTGGGCTACCGATGATATAACTCATACGATGCGGTCTCGCGTCCGTATTTGCCCCTTTCTGTGCTAATGTGCCATACAGCTTACAAACTCTCGCCGGATTGAAGTTTTTCATGTCTACGCCTATCTCAGCGTCCGTGAACAGCATATCTAATGTTTTCAAAGACTTCTTCATCAACGCTGTAACTTCTTCAGACTTGTCAAGATATACCCTGTACAGTAAATGCACACCGTTTCCACTAAATCCAAACAAAGGATCATTAAAACCAAGGTTTTTCAAGAACTTATAGATCTGATTTCCTTTCGCCTTTGCCTTTTTGATCTGTTCATCTGTAGAAGATGTTCCTGTTGGCCTGATTGGGTCAAGGTCAAGCATCATCCAGTCGTATCCGGTTACATCATTGTCACTGGTCGTTGCTTTTGGGTTTTTCTCAAATCTATCTCGTTGAGTTCTGTCATAACACGCATCATTCAGCGTGTTAAGCGTGATGTAGATATTGCAGTCTCCAAAATTTCTAAGTTTGTCAAAACCACGTACCAATGCCTCTGCATTCTGAAAATATCCGCTATACAACTGTTTATTGCCATATATTACCCTGACCTCGAATAACTGATTGTCAGGCTTCATAAGTGCAATTGCTTTTCGCACCTCTTTTTCGTTTAGCATCCTTGCCTACCTCCTCCAGTATTGGTATTTTTAAGTATTGGATCCACGATATTCGCATCGTCATAATTACCATCCAGCACTTTGGGAAAATTATTCGGAAGCACAAACCAATCAAAAGTAATAGTCCATTGACGCCGGTTACTACTCCGTCCCTGAAGGAAACTGCTATATTTGATTTTATCAATTGCTTTTAATACATCATCGATACCATACTGTTTTATTCTTGCGATTAAGCTGTCATATCTCTTTGTACCGGATGTCAATTTTGATACTGGTTTGATTCCGAAAGATTTTAAATTATTCCAAGCGTCTACACACCGTCGGACGTCAGTCTGACGAACAGTATCTTTAGATACTGTATTTACTTTACTATCCTTTACTTTACTATCCTTTTGTCCTAGTGAATCGTCATTTACTTCAAGCGTATTGTCATTCTCTCCTAGTGAATCGTCATTTACTTCAAGTTTCTGCTTATTTTTTCGTACAAAAACTACATCTTGATAATCTTTTCCATTTTTATCAAGCAACCACAGTTCACTATATATTTCCGTTCCCTTACGATTTTTGCTCTTAAGGACCAACAGAAAACTTTTTTGGATACCTTTACTGGTAAGCACTCCCCACCCATCAAACAGCCTCTTATCAAAAAGACCAATCTGTAAGCAGTAGTCCACAGTTTCTTTTACTGTACCGGCACCAACGCCCCCGCCCATCTTCCTTGCAGTCGTTGCACATAAGTCGTAGCACCATTCGTAGTAGTATCCTTCGCTTCCAAACGCCATCTGGCATAGGTAAAAGTAAATTCCAAATCCAACCCATCCTTGAGCATCTAAAAGCTTATCTATCTTTGTGTCATTGGAGAAAATGTCAACAGACCATCCGGCGTAATCAATCCGCTTCTTAGGTCTCCCTGCCATGTTATTCCTCCGTATTCATATTTAATAAGTCGATGATTAGTTTCCCGGATTCTTCCGGTCGGCAGAAAAGAAACTCCACTCCATATTTTTTTTGCATCGTTCTCATTGCCTTAGCCAATGAAGCGCCTTTTGTTGCAGTCTGATATTTCAATGCCCTTTTTCGCTCACCAGATGGTGTTGTAATCCACTTTTTCATATGTAGCCGAGGATTATCCCAAGTTTGCAGATCATCTATGGATTTGATGCCATCTTCGTTCTCAATAAGGACTAACAGACGGATGTCATTATTCTTAGCCAAAATGCATTCATCACGGAATCTTGCATGCTCCTTTCCGCAAATATTACCGATAATTTCCTGGATATCTTTTTTGGTATCTACGCAAATGGAATATGTTCCCAGAAAATCCATTTTCTTTGGTTCCATTCCCCGTTTTTGTTTTCTTTTAATTACATCTATTACCTTATCGGTACAGAGAATATAATCACCACAGGGGAGAGGATATCGTTCCCAGTAAATGCCATGGGATTCAAAATAGATATGTTTAAGCTCATGTTTATTGGTTTGTTGCCCTTTATCCTCTATTACTATCATCGCCATCACCTGCCTTATATTCTCTGTCGCTTTCCAGATACTCTTCTGTCCGCTTTTGCAAATTCAGCATACCTCCAAGCCGTTTGAGAACTGCTTTGTTGTTTTCAGAATTCGAGAAATTGTGCACATGTATGTATAAGTCCACGGTATCTTTGAACTTTCTCCTCTGAAGCCTTTCCTTGTGAAGAGCAGTTGCGAGCCTATTTCTTTCTTGCTTGTCCTTTGCAAATTCGAACTTGTGCTGCCAACTCCGGACTCGCTCGATTGAGTCAAGTCGTTCACATTCGCTTTTGGATTCATTATAAATATCATTAGCATAATTCAATAAATCAATGAAGTCCTGAATGATTTCAGACGGTTTTCTGTTTCCCAAGATTAACCACCGCCCTTAGTTAAACGGAAGCTGTTCATTGATTCCGTCAGGGATATTCATAAATCCGTCTCCTGAACCTTCCGGCGCTGATCCCGTATTCTGGCTCTGATTTTGTTGGTTTTCAGATTTGCTTTGCGCAAATTCATGTTCCTCAATCAGAACCTCTGTTGTATATACTTTCACACCATCTTTATTCGTATAGCTTCCAGTTTGGATACGCCCGGAAATAGCTACGCGCATTCCCTGGCGGAAATACTTTTCGGCAAACTCTGCTGTTCGGCCGAACGCCACACATGGAATAAAATCTGCTGTCGGTTCATTATCCCTCTTAAACTTACGATCAACTGCGATTGTATATCTCACAATAGCTGTTGCATTATCTCCCTGTGAATACCTAACTTCTGGATCTCTTGTCAGCCTACCCACTAAAATTGTTTTATTCATTTCTTCTCTCCAATCTCCGGCAGTCAGTCCTTGACTGCCGGAATATTTATTATGATATAACCGTAAACGCCGGGTATTCAGAAAGTCCTTGCTGCAAATATTCTTTAATTGCTATCATAGCTACATTCTTCCATGCGCCTCCATCGGCTTCGAAAATTGCGCATCCTACACCGCTTATCTCGTCCTGACGCATCCGGAACACAAATGCACTTTCAGGCTGCTCCACTTCGATAAATGTTCGGAATGGCCTTAATTTCACTGGATTAGGTACAACCGCCTCGCCCTTAGATGCTATGCCGGTTTTAATTGTAGCTTTCTGTGTTACTCCATCATCCCCATACTGTGCTACAGTTCCATTTTCAACAGTTCCAGCGAATTTAAGAAGCAGTTCACTATCACCGTTTGGAATAAATTTCGACTGAAGAGCAATAATAAAACTCTCATGCCCCATATACTTCCCAAAATCAAAATTAGGGATTTGAGCATTAACATCAACTAAAATCTCACGTTTTCGATCATCGTCCAGGGCGGATACCAACCGCACCTCACATGGTGATATAACCTGCACAATCATCTTATCCGTAGATTTATCCGTATTGGATTTGATATACTCTACAAGGCTTGTTAACGTACTCATCTCTAATGCTTCTGCCCGGCGCATTTCATCCACCGGATATAATTTCTTATCTGAATAAGTGACTGCCATACGTTCAACCAAATTTGGCTCCGCCAATTCATTTCCATACTGTACCAGTTCTTTTAATCCGCTTTCCATCATTATAGAATCCTCCTTATGCCTGTTTTGCAGTTCTTAAATCGACTACTTTGTTCTCTTTAATTTCACCAGTTTCTGTGTCAACCACTTTGCCATCAATCATTTCCTCTTTTTTCGCCAAATCTTCAATGGTCATCTGTCCTTTAATTCCCGGACCATATTCGGACGCAAATACTTTTCCGGTTTCCAAATCGCGCTGCAATGCAAATTGTGTCTTAATCGGAGATGCCGGAGCGAGCTTTGTCTCAACGGAAACCTCTGCTACCGAATCATCTCTTAACTCATTTTGAGTGAGTGCTACTTTAATTGTGATCACACGCTTATTCTTGTATGGAGTATTCACATCAAGCATATTCTCCGTCACCTGTTCGAACGCTCTGTCGAACTTTTCCTGCAAAGCACCGCCTGCAAATTCTTCTAAATTTACTTTTGTCATAATAAAATCCTTTCTCAAAATAAATTGATTAAATAACATATATAAAAACTGACCGGTCAAGTTGTTTTTTACCTATGATTTCAATTCCGTCATCTTTTAAAACGGAAAATCCAAGTCTACCTCAAGGCCTTCATCCGCCACATAAACCGGGCAATTAACGACCTTTTGCGCCTTAGCTTTAAATTGTTCAGCATCAGCATTACTTCTGCTCAAATGGCACAACACGACGTTCCTCAAGGTCGGATTGTTGTTTGCTTTTAAAAATTCGCAAGTTGTTTCGATTTCCATATGTCCAGTGAGTACATGGTCGCGTTTTGCTGATCCAGCGTCCACATCACAGAAGAACTCTTTCGCATAATTTGCTTCTACCAAAATATGATTTGCATTTTTGAACCGCCATTTAACGTATTCCGTGTCACTGGCATATATAAGACTCCCCATTGACGGTTCTGCAACATAAAATCCATAGCATGCTATATCATGTACCAGAGGAAAAGGCTTAACTACAAAGCCTCCATATGTACGCACCTGCAGTTCCATTTCCGATTTATAAGGCTTAAACACTGGAACCCCAGCTCTTTCATATTCTGACATATACTTTGAGTGATCGCCTAACCATGCTCATGAGAAATTAAACAGCCAACTACTTTGGAGATTTGAAAATCAATATTTTTTTTAACTTCCAAAAGTCTTACTCCAGCTTCAATCAACAAAATTTCATTTCTTCCAATTAAAGCATATGAATTTCCCCTAGATCCGGTTGCTATCGTTTTCAAGAGCATTAAACCACCTCGCTTCCCTCTTTTAATTTCCAAACAAATCCACCAGCTTGTTTCCGTATCTTTCCCGGCTTATATTCTTCACCATTTGCAACCTGCAATATATTTCTTTGACATACCCCAGTTAACCTACTGGCAATTTCACCGTTAGCGTACTCGGCAATAAAATGGCCTTCTGTATCATATTGTAAAATATGTTTTGGCCTTTTAAATTTGTTATAATTGCTCATCCCAGTTATGATTTGTGGATGGATTTTTTCGGTTTCTTTTCTATGTTTTCTTGGATGAATTATCTCAAGATTTGTAACCACATTATTTTGCTTATTATCATCAATATGATGCACATGATACCCAGGTGGTATTTTACCGATAAATGATTCTGCCACTAAAACATGAATTCGTTTTGTTCTCTTCGTTCCATTTTTGAAAAGATTAACTGTTAGATACCACCCTTTTGAATTTCTATTAGATAGCAAATAACCATTAACTTTGTCTCTTCTATAACTACGCAATCGCCCTTTGTTTGATATTTCATATATCCCTTCATACTCGCTAACCCATTTCCATTCTTCCTGCAATAAATCACTTCCAATCTTTAAAGATCATTCCAGATTTAATTATTAGTGTTGATATAGCAGTTACCAGAAGAACCGGAGCCGAGAACTTTAAGTTCCACCAACATCCACCTTTCTTATATTTTAAAACAATCAGGAGTGTCTTCTTTCTCTATAGTCTCCTCACTAGGATAATTATTCTCTTCCTTTTTATCTGGCTCTGTATATTCTGCATCCGCTACGCATTCTAGCCCTTCTGCATGAAAATCTACTGAATTTGCTTTCGTTTTTATTTCGTACTCCACATCCGCTGCAACAGTATCCACCGATTCAAGTTCCTCAGCTTTTTCATAAGACTCAATTGCAAAAACATCTCCATACTGCTGCACGATCTGCTTACACGCTCTGGAAGTAACCGTTTTCTTTGCCATCATATCTGTAAAATCTTTATGAGTTCCGGCATTCTCCTTATAACCAAACCCCTTCTTCCATGCAGTCCTAATCTGCTTGATGTTCATAACTTCCATATATGTACTTCCATCTGAAAGAGAAATTACACAATATGCTCCGATAATCTTATCAAGATCTATATTCTGGAAGTCCTGGGTATGCTCGTCCAAAATCTTACGCCCATTTTCGATATGGTACTTAAATGTATCACCCTCGTAGATGACCTCCGCATTTATGTCCTTTGCCCCATATCTGTGTGCCATCGCTTTATTGCCGTGATAAGATACCTGACATTGCAATTTCCCACCGTAGGCAATCGGATAGCATTGTTTCTTCTGCATGGAAAGCCCCATTGTTACCATATCCATAAGTGAATTGGCTATGCTGGTCTGTGAACAGGTTTCCAGAACGCATTTCCCGTTTTTATCGTTCGTTTCTTTTAATATTAGATATGCGCCCATCAAAGCATTTGTGGGATTATAATCTGCCGGAAATGTCAACCCGTACTCCTGTTTCTGCTTTAACTGCGCCGCAAGCCCATCTATAAAGTTATTGTTTACTAATAGCCCTGCCTGCTGCTGTCCCTGCTTTGCCAACTCCTGTTTCTTTTCTGATGCTGTTGCCATAATCTAATCCCTCCCTATTCTTCAAAAACTACGCCCATATCTTCCAGAATCTCATAAATCTTATCTTCCAACGTTGCCTTGTTATGCTTTTCATCAAGCTCCTGTTCTTCTTTCGTCGGCTTTTCTTCAACCACAAAGCCTTTCTTCTTCAAACAGTCGGGGCAAATATCAATCGTAATGCCGTTATAGCCAACACCTTTTATTCTGATACCCTCCGACCTTACTGTGATTTTAGCTAAGTCATCTTTGCTTTTGCTCTGCTTGCAAATATCGCAAGTATATACTTCCGTTCTTGCCATTCCTATACCTCTCTTTCACCAACAGCTACTGGCTCGACATATTTCCTCACAACTGCCACCTTGTCCGCGCCGTAGGTTCCCACCCATGCCATATCCGCCAGCTCATCAACAACCATCAACTTACTTCCTTTGGCATCTATAACCATTTCGCCGGCTTTCAATTCCTCTGCGCAGCGGTATGTATACGCCCTTCCGGATGGTTCATCGCCTATTAAAAATTTCGCTTTTATATAGTTCACTGTGATACCTCGCTTTTCTTTTAGAAACGCATCTTTTCATATTTAGAAAGTTGCTTCTTTAATGAAGCTATTTTCTTTATCCTCATTTGTTCTGCCTTTTTATAAGCTTCTTCAAATGTTCTATGCCAGTCTTTTCCTTCTCCGTGAAAACATCTATTCCAATCTCCATTTATGAGAATCATATCCCCTTTAAGAATTTCTGCATCTGCTTCAATAATTCCAGAGGTAAGTGCATATTTTGTTATATAAACTTTCATCTACATTCCCTCCACTTTCAATTCTTTATCCGTGGTCACATTCAAAGCTATCAATTGCGTATTATCGTTTCTAGGAATGTTCCAATCGTTCACTTCGGCAGCTTCATCAAGGAAAACCGGATAATACATTCCAAAGAACTTCTGCAATGAATAGCAGATGTCAAGTCGTACTTTTACTTTCAGTCCACCATTCATATCCTCCCACTTGGTAAGCTCTCCAGCGTCAGAAAGCACAGCTGGGATACAGGTTTCTTTGTAATTTCCATTCTTCTGATAGTCAAACAGAATCCATTTTACTACTTCAAAATGCTGGTTGATTTCATCCACAAGGAGTTCATTCTTACGCTTAGAAAGCGTATCAAGTTGATCGAGTATCTTTTCAGAATCAGCTTTCGCCTGTTCGTACTCCCGCTGCTTCTTCTGCAAATCTGCTATCTGTTCATCAATCTCAAGATTCCTGCCGGCAACGGCAATCTGTTTTTCTACTTCAGATAAATCGTGTCTCAAAGAATCCAGTTCATTTTTTAAAGAACTGCGGTATGTAGCGCCGTCATTCATTGATGACAATATCTCTTCTAGTCTGGCAGCCTGATTTTCAAGCATTTCATACTCCTGATTGCCTGACAAATCAATGCGTTCTGGAAGTTCTGAGAGTTTTTTTGTTTCCTCAGTCTGTTCCTTGTTGAACCTGATTTTATCTGCTTTGATCTGTTCCAATTCAGCTTTTTTGGCATCGAGCTCCTTTGCTTTTTCAGCAGACTCGCGTTTCAAATCATTGCCGCGAGAAATTAAATCATCTAAAGTATCTTGTCTTCGTTTGTCAAAATCTTCCGCGGCTTGCTTCTTCCGTATCTCGAAATCAGATCTCAGTTCCTGAATTTTTGGGGAATCATAGGCCCTGCCACAAGTCGGACAGAGCGTAGAATCCTTTGGGAAAGTCCATTCTGAGTCATCAAATTTCTTATTAACATTTCTGTTATACTCTTTTCCAAGTTCCGCCCGCTCTTGATCCCTTCGTTTTATGTAATCTCCCAACCGCTTTATAGCCAATTCGATCATATTATGCCGTTGTACTGCTGTATGAAAATCCTTTTCTGCAATATCAATTTTATTTTGAATTGAACGCCTTTCATTATTTAGCTTGTCCTGGGCCTGTTGCTGGATGGAATTCATCTGAAACTTCAATTCCATAATTTTGTCCGTCAGTTCCTGATGCTTACTTAATGTACTCTCAGCATCCGATAACATATTTTCTTTCTCTGCAATCTGCTCTTCAATGACAGATTTTTGTAATTCCAACTCCGCTGTACCATAATCAACCTTACTCTTTTCCATTCCGATAATCTGGTTTGGTATATCGCGAACCTGAGCCTCTGCTTTCTTTTTGGATGCTTTATGCATTGCTTCAATTTCTTCTAGCTTATATCCCTGTGAAAGCAAGGCAGCAATATCAATAGTATCAGATTTCATATTAGCAATATCCAGATCTGATTTTTCACTTGCCATTTTGAAGAGAATCTTTCTCATATCCGTTGCTTTCTGACCAGTAAATACATTCGGATGGCTTAACGCCAGAAACAACTCCCAATTAATTCCTTCGTCTTCCAAATATTTACGGAAATCCCCTTCTGTTTTTGGGACACTGTTAATTTCATAGATATTGGAAGAAGTTATTTTTACGATCCCCTTACTGTCTGGTTTGCTCTTAAGTGTTTTCTGTTGTTTGGTTATTGTGATTTCCTTCCCGTCAATGTCAAGAGCTGCATCTACCCGAGGAATACACTCTTCCATCCCATTTGGCCGAACATTCGGATTACTTTTTAAATCATAGTCTTTATCCATGGTCAGCCAATACCATGCGGTTGCAATAGTAGTCTTCCCCAGACCATTTGCCGCAGAAATTTTAGTATTATTGGAAAAAACGTACTCACCGTTCCTTACCCCCTTAAAATCTGTCAGGGTTAACCTCTTAATTCTTACAGTCGCCAACCTTATGCCCTCCTACTTTTGAATTGTTTTTATTTCATCTGTCAGTTTGTGGATCAACTGCAGATCTGTTTTAGATTCATGTATCAACCGCCATTCATCTGGATCCAAACCCTTCCGGCTCAATTTCATTTTCTGAATACGGCTCAACTTTTTTGGCTGTTTCATTCTTGCAATTCCTCCTGAATTTGCTATAATATAAATGATGTTTAATTATTGGAGTGCATATCGGGTTCCCGCCCATTGATATGCACTTTTTTATGCCATGGCTATGTAGATCCCAACCATGGCTCCCCATACAACTACCAGCCCCACCAGAACTCTCACCAGCTTCCGATCCGTCATCGGGCGTTCATGTTGCTTCCGTCTCATCTTTATATATCCTCCTTGCTAACTCCAACATCTGTTTGATCTGTGTCTCTGTGTATTCAACCTCGTACTCTGTTCCGGCGTTTGCGGACATGCCCCTTATTACATTTTCGAGGATTTCTCCAAAACCGTACCATTCACAAGAGTACTCTTTTACGAGATCGACGGTCTGCTTTGATTTACGTTCAAAATCCTTATCTGAAATTCTTTTTGACATAGGCTTGTCCCCCTACCTTAAAATCCCCACGTTGCTTCTCTCTTTATAGGCCTTGCATCGATTTCCGGGCCTTGTTGTACACTGCCTGATTCCGCAATACCCACAGTCAATCGCTTCAAATTCCCCTAAATAATTCCGATGGTAATATTGGCTGTACTTATAACAGCTAATACATCTTGATCCTGTGACTTCAATTTTCATATGGCTTCCTCCTTTGCCTAAAAACTCATTACATGTTAAAATAAAGTATTAGACATTAAAAATATTAAAACACCAACTTTTACTTGGTATATCTGTATATTATACCAACTTTACCTTGGTGTCAATATCAGATGGAGGAATTATGAAATTTAATGAACGCCTTAAAGAACTTCGAAAACAATCACCTTTGACTCAGAAAGATATTGCCGACAGGCTTAATATTTCCGTAAGTGCTTATCAATACTACGAACAAGGCAAAAACGAACCTAATATTGAAAAACTAATCATTCTTGCAAACCTATTTGATGTTACATTGGATGATCTTACTTGTCGGCATGAGAATTAATTTCTCTTAATACTCTTTGATGTACTCCGAATAGGTCTTCAAGTTTATCCCAATGCTTTATTTTTCCTATACAAATGCCATATTCTATATTTTGATAAGCAGTCTCACTGATACCTAGATATTCAGCCATCTGCTGCTGCGTCATGCCCGCCTTCTTGCGGGCTTCTTTCAGGTTATCTCTTGCCATCTAAGCTTGTCCTCCGTTCTACCGCCTAAGCGGTTTTATCATCAGTCACATTTTCAAGTTCCTTGTCTCTTTTCCGCTGGTAATATATGCCTACCAGCGCCTCGGTTAGCCGCTGTTCACAGCCTTCGGTGTATTCGACTGTACAGGTATACTCCTTTTCATTTTTTGCCATATACACACCACCTCCTGTTAATGTATATGAGATACTGTTTGTCTATGTTGCTGTTTATGCTTGTACGTTTTGGTTGTTACAGATGTAAATTTTTGGTATAATCTTCCTAACAAATGATGAAAGGGATGAATATTATGTCCGAAATCTTCACATGTCCATTTTGTAATCATACAATTCCTGTAATAACCGGAACATTTACTTCTAGCGATGTAAAATTCCGTACACCTGCAGGTAATATTGGTCACACACTAGATAGTGACTATAGTTTAAAAATAAGAATGTACAAATGTCCAAATTGCGATAAAATCACGAGTTATGCTGACTATACCGGAAACGAAATGTCAGAAAAGACAATTCCCATCTTCCCATTGTCTTTAGCAATCCAATTCCCTGACTATATTCCTAAAGCTATTCGAAATGATTACGAAGAAGCTTGTGCAATTGTGAATCTTAGCCCCAAGGCCTCCGCAACGCTTTCCCGCCGTTGTCTCCAAGGAATGATTCGCGATTTCTTCCAAGTATCGAGAAAGAGTCTTTTTGAAGAAATCGATGCTATAAAAGATAAAATTCCTACGGATCAATGGGCTGTATTAGATGGTGTTCGTCGTATTGGCAACATCGGCGCCCACATGGAAAAAGACATAAACCTTATTGTAAACATAGATCCATCTGAAGCCGAAAAGCTTATTAAACTTATCGAACTGTTATTACAACAATGGTATATCGAACGTCATAATCAACAACAACTCTACGCTGATATCATCGGAATTGATCAGTCTAAACAAATTGAGAGAAAGAAAAGTGAGTAGGCGACTACTCTTTTTCTTTTATACAATCATCGTTCTCTGCAATCAGATTCCCATTAAAGTCCCAATACTGTTTAATTGGCCGGCACAAATCATCTTTCGTTCCTTCTCCCCGAATAGAAATAGTTTCTATTACCTGAATAACCCTTGCTGAATCTGTTCCTCTTGGTCTTGCCATTCTTCACTACTCTCCTTCCTCTAACATTCCTGCGCTCATATGTAATCCTCGTTTCTGCTCGAAAACATCTCTCCAAAATTGGATACATCTTTCACCGTCCTTTCTAAATAACTTCCTCTGGTTAATATATTGAAATTTATTTAGATATTCGATGTAATTTAATTAGCCCGTTCCGAAAGGGGGTGGACATTTTGGAAAAGCTCATAGCTTTCTTAATGTCGAATCCAAGCACCATGATGAATAATAAAAGGTGTAACCGCCAATTATTATGATAAGCGTTTGCTCTGGGTTTGTAGGTGCCTACTACATAAGAACCGCAATTCAGTAACGTAACGCACTATCTTGGTTACATAAGTCCGTTTCCACATAGTCGCGAATATGTGTGAGTGCCTTTGAGCGCCGGATGTTGTTTCAATCTCATGGTATACAATGGACTGTTAATAGTCATCTGCTTGTAGCGCGGTAGATTGCTTTCTAATGTAATCTTTATTCTTATAATTGAAATATTTTTCATATTATGGTAAAATTTTCCCATGCCAAATAGGTAAGGAAAGGAGTTGGTCCTTTGACCAAACTTTTGAATTTGCCAGTTCTCTTATTGCAGGTCGCCGTGTAGAGTAGCCTACGTAAAAAAGTACGTTAAGTATTTCTATCCCACGGAGCACTGGAATTTTCTGGAATTCACAAGGGAATGAAATCTGCAACCTGCCTGCGATTGGCACAATTTACGCAGAACCTAGAACTGCGAAAGTGGCAGGAGTGTCCCATAGAAGCATGAGGCGCTATCTTGTGTGAATCATCGTGTATGTAAACCATCTGGACACAGCGATGTGAATGGGTGGGTGGCTTAAGCGACTTCTGCAAGATACATAGAGTAAACAAATTTAGGCAAAGACTGTTAGGAATAGCGCTCCTAGCAGTTTTTTGTTTCCACTCATGCCTTCCCCTTATCCGGATTATCTGATTTAATCATTTCTTCAAGTAGGTATTCGATTGACACTTTAAATAATTTAGCCATTTTCAATAATGCTGAACCAGGGATATCTGTTTCTCCGTTTACCCAGTTATAATAAGTTTTTAACGATATACCTAACGCTTCTGCCAAACGTTCTTTTGTCATTCCATTGCGGACCCTTTCCGCTTCAATATTGAGTCTCAATACCTTCCCTCCTTTCTTCGTATCTTATTTCGATACCTTATGGTTGTATGATATATCTTAATTCAATACTTGTCAATACTTTTTTTGAAATAATGTATCTTTTTTAAGTACCTTTTTGTTGACATATTGCAATATCTTTCATATAATGAGCTTACAGGAGGTGGATATATGACTTTTGGAGAACGACTAATCGAATTAAGAAAAGCTAAAGGTTACACAAGAGAGTCCTTTGCAGAATTTTTGGGGATCTCTAAATACACATTGAGAAACTATGAGTTATCCGTAAACGATCCAGGAAGTTCATTTTTGAAACAAATTTCTAATATATTCAATGTATCAATTGATTATTTAATGGGATTAACAGATGAACCAGAAGTTCTGAAAAATTTTAGGCTCCGCACCTTGGAACAAGATATGATAGTAAAATACCGCTCCCTAGATGCCTACGGGCAGGATACGGTATCCTATATACTTGACAGGGAAGTCAGCCGAGTACAGCAGATAAGCAACGCATACAAAGACGGACGTTCCATAATAGAGTACCCGACATACTTCATGACGTATTACCATAACCTTGCATCTGCTGGAAACGGCGAATATATTTTTGAGGACCTTCCTACAGATACAATAGAAGTTCCTGCAAATGAACTGTCTGAAAGAGCCGATTTTATTATCGGCGTAAATGGAGATAGCATGGAGCCAACTTATTACGATGGCGAAAAAGTTTACGTGGAAAAGATGCAGGTTTTAGAGATCGGTGATATCGGAATCTTTATGATTAACAACGAATGCTTTATAAAAGAGGTTGGCGAAGATGGGCTTATATCACATAATCCTAAATATGATATTATTTCAGGCAATGAAAATATCGAATGTATCGGTAAAGTGCTTGGAAAAGTGACAGAAGAACAGGTTCTCAATAATTCTTCCGCTACTACGGTTTTATCCAGGGAAGATATGGAGGCCATTAGATTTACCAAAGAATTAATAGAGAGTAAATCCAATTTAGAAAAGAAACGCGGTTAAATTTGGAATAATTTACCAGTAAGACATCCATTGCTACAATGTTAAAATATTCTTATAACTTTGTAACATGGAGTGTAAGTATAGTGTTTTTTATTGATGAATTAATGGCCAAAAAACTTATAAAGTTGTCTGCTTATGATGCACTTATGAAATTTAATGTATGTGCTTTACCAGTTGATCCGATTGAACTATTAAATTCGAGGGATGATATTGTCCTTTATGCATTTTCTTTTTTTCAAAATTTATTGGACTATTCTATAGAAGACTTTATGAGTGCATTTGGCCCTTATGGTGCTGCCACATATAATCGAAGGCTTGGTAAATATTTTTTGTATTATAACAATACTAATTCAGATGCATTTGTGAGATGGACTCTTGTCTGCCTTCTGGCATCAATAGAATTAGGCTCCGTAGATAGCATATCCCTTTATATGATTTCCTGCAAAGACGGTGACGATTGTGATACATTTGCCTATTATTTTGCCGCACCAGATGTTATACTTAAGGCTGCTAATATCTGCTCTCCAGAATCAATTATGAAAAGCTGCCAGATACCTTTTAATAAAGCTCACAAAAAAAGCCGAGATTTGAAAAAGTCTTGGATTGATAAAAAAACTTACCTGGATAAAATCCTTAAAAGTAATTTTTATGATTTTATCCATTTACATAAAGAATGATTTGTGGTGTTTAGGTACAGATAGAGGGAGGGATCATATGGCATTAATTAAATGTCCAGAATGTGGCAAAGAAATAAGTACCAAAGCGTATAAATGTCCTAATTGCGGTTGTCCTGCTTCCGAATTCAGAGACCCTGATGAAGTGGAAGAAATGCCGGAAGACCAGCGCCCCCAAATGTTTAATTGTTATCAATGCGGACGTCCCTTACCCGTAGGTATTGACGAATGCATATATTGTGGCAAAAAATACACCAAAAATTCTTATAATACTAATATATGTCCAAAGTGTAGCAGCCATAATATAAAAATTCGAAATAATTCTAATGTTAAATTTCAATGTAATGACTGCGGGTTTGTCTGGAATGAAGAAATTCAAAACGGAAAATCTCCGCAAAAAGCTATAGTCATTGTGGTCGTAATTATTGTTCTCATATTGCTTTTTATTCTGGGTCTATACATGGCTGTTGCAGATACAAATAGCAATGAAAGTTCACAATCATTAAACAAAACTGCTGTGAATGCAGAACCAGCATATAACAGCATTGATGATTTTGAATATGAAATTAAAGATAATAAGATATCACTAAATTCATATCAAGGAGATGATGAGCTCCTAGTCATCAATAATGTATATACGATAGATGGTATCGAATATACTACTTCACTACTTGACTTTTCATTGTTTTCAAGCAGTAAAGTTGAAACAGTAATATTGGCTGAAGGAATTACTGATCTTAATACAGGCGCATTTAACTGTAGCGATGTAAGAAGTGTGTATTTCCCCAAAACTATGACTGTTATGTATGATTATACTCTTTCCTATTTTCATCCTGATGAAGGTGAAAAAATCCAATTATATTATGGGGGAACCGAGGAAGAGTGGAACAACATTTTTACCCATTACACAACAATGCAGGAGAAAGACAGCACCTCCGAGGCGGTTGGACAAGCAACTGCTGATTTTATTAATGGCTTTATCGGATTAGAATATGACAGTTCACAATTTGAATTTCATTTTTCTGCAAGACCAAATGATATAATAAATTAAAACTGGCCCTGCACCAAATTACGAAATAAATAAAACCGCCCCTGCGCCAACAGGAACAGATAAGTTGATGTTACGCCAGATGGCTTAACATATATGTGGAGTTTTCTTGGAAACTAAAGAAAAGGAGGTGAAAAAAGATATGGGGCGTAATTTATCAAAAGATGAATTAATCCAGCATAAGGATAAAGCCATCAAGAAACTGGATGCTTATATAACATCACTTATAAATGATACAGATCAAAAGACTCGGGGGAAATCAGACAAGCTGAGCTATTGGCTGGAAGACTGGAGTACATTTTTGGAATTCGAATCAAATTTTTCTCCAAATAGTTTAAGAAGGTATAAAAGAGGTGAAATAATCAAAGCACATCTTGGATATAATGTCGGAAGCGAGGAAGGAGGACTCCATTATTGCGTTGTCCTAGACAAAAACAACTCTAAAAATTCGCCCGTCGTAACTATTGTACCTCTTACATCTGTAAAAGAAAAAACAGATTTGAATCATCTACATAAAGGAAGTATTTATTTGGGGAATGAACTTTTCAGAAGCCTTAACTCGAAGATTTCAACACTACAAAAGGCAATTGTTGATGAAATAAATGATCTAGAAAAGCTAGGAGCTGAATTTCCAAATAGCATTGATGACGCAACTGAAATGATGTCAGAAATTGTTCGAAGGACAATGGATGCCAGCAAAGAAGAAAAGTTACTACGTCGAATGAGAAGCGAAGTTCTAAAAATGAAAATCGGAAGTATCGCAATCGTATCACAAGTACGTACGATTAGCAAAATTCGTATATATGACCCAAAGACAAACTATGATATTCTAAGCAATATTAAGTTGTCGAACGAAAAACTTGACCTAATTGACAAAGAGGTGATTCAGCATTTCACAGGCCATAAGCTGTAATATTCTTATTGACAATTGCATATACTGAGGTATATAATGAATACGAAAACAAAGCCGTTAACCGGCAGTATAGAAGACACAGCCCTCAGACAACTGACGGGCAGTATTCATTATGTGAGGACCTCGTAGAAATACGGGGTCTTTTACGTTTATATATATTGCCTGTACTTGAATAATGATAAAATAGATACAAGATAAAAAACGTATGGAATCACATACGGTTAGAAACAGCTCCGAAAGAACGTTTTGTTGACCTCAACAAAATCGTAGAAATAATAAAACCGCCCGGTGCTACCAACACCGAACGGCTTATATAGATGCTATACAGGCTGCAGAACAGCCGATATAACTATCCCGCAGATAGATTATATCACAAACTCTCTGCACCTGTATAGGGTGTATTTTTTATACCCTTTTATAATATGATTAGACAGGAGGAATGTGATATGAAAATAGGGATCTATCCAAGAAAATCAGTGTACCGGGATAACAGCGACTCAGTTGCTGTGCAGATAAAAATGTGTAAAGATTATGCTGGGATCATCTTCCGCGGTGAAGAATTAGAGTTTTTCATATATGATCAGGATGAGGGCTTTTCTGGAAAGAATACGAATCGCCCATCTTTCCAGCAGTTGATGCAGGACGTGAAGGCGAATAAGTTGGATGTCGTAATGGTATATAAACTTGACCGAATCAGCCGTAATGTAAAAGAGTTCTCCGCTATGTACGATACCATGCAGGATCATGACGTTTCTTTCGTCTCTGTGAAAGAGTCTTTTGACACTTCCACGCCGATCGGGCGCACAGTAATGTATATTCTGGCTGCCTTCGCTCAGCTTGAGCGTGAGAACACGTCAGAGCGCGTAGGCGATAATATGAAGCAGTTAGGAGCCTCTGGGAAATGGACTGGCGGGCACCTTCCTTCCGGAATGACCTCCATTCGAAAGAAGGTGGATGGTAAAGAACACTCTTACCTTATAGTCAATCAGGAAACCATAGGCCGTGTAAAGCTGCTCTACCAACTGATCCTGGAAGGGTACCCTATCACCCGGGTAGAGAGATACTGCCGAGATCATAGTATTACCAGTGAGACAGGAAAGTTTTTAAATACCTCACAGATATACGGGATTTTGACGAACCCGGTATACTGCCAAGCTGATTTGCAGGCATTTTATTACTTACATGGCAAGGGCTGCACTCTCCCTGATAAGAGACTTTTTGACGGGACAAAGGGGCTTATCGGCTACGGACGCACGCAGGGAACGGAAAACAAGAAGAAATTAGATATGGATAGATGGATCATAGCCCTGGGCATCCATGATTATGTTATTCCTGCAAATGATTGGATAGCTGTACAAGAACGCCTCGGACAAAATAAGCAAGTCCGTACACTAAAACATGAGGTCGGGATCCTGAGGGGAATCTTAAAATGTAGATGTGGAAGGACTATGCAGAACCGTGTGTATATAAAAAATCAGAGAATGTTTGCTTACTATTTTTGTCCTGCCAGGGACAGAGAAGGAATAAATTATTGTGACGCTGATTTTGTGAAAATTGATACCATCGACAATCTTTTTATAGATAAGCTGAAAGCAATTCGAATTGATGAGGAATTTGTGCATCCGCAGCATAATCAGCACAGTGTTACCGATATCAATGCCCTTAAAAAGGATATCCGCTCTACCGAATCCGCACTTGAGAACCTGACCCGCCAGCTCCAAGAAAATGTGACCTCAACGGCTGCAAAGTATATTGTCCAGCAAATAGAGAATCTTGATAAAAAACTTAATACTCTCAAAAACCAGTTACAACTTGAGGAATTACGGGACAATAAAGAGCGATCAGAAACAGAAGAACGAGAAGAAATATATAAAAATATCTGTTACTTACTTGACAATTTCGACGACATGGAATATAAAGAAAAAAACGAGCTTATTCGTCGCACTGTAAAGAGATGCGTGTTAAATGACAAGAACCTAGAAATCTCTTTCTAG